GACGTTCATGAAGCGCAAGCAAACAAGAACGGATATGAGAATTTCTACTTGAATAGAGACGCCAGATTTGAAGACCCAGCGAAGCAGGACAGAGCAGATTATTTAGCTAGACATTACGACGAAACTAATAACCTGTCTAAACGTGACCTCATGATGTTTATACATGATGGGCGTGAGTTTGAGGATGCCTCAGGCAGTACCAAGATCAGAGATTTTTATGATCGCTATGAAGATGGCGAAAACATAACAGACGAAGATTGGGAATTTCATCGTAGATTTAAGAAACAATTTGAAAGTACTGCTATTCCATTCAGTCCAGTGGTCAAAGAAGATCCAGAAGAAATTCAGGATTTTGGCCACCCATCATCGAAAGAGTTCTCCAAGATGATGGAAGTACTGGAGAAGCTAGAGACTACCTTGTCCAAGGTTGTCGATACCTCATCGATATTGCCAAGCGAGCAAACTATACTGAATGTGAAAACCCAACAGATCAAGGACCCCTCAAGCAAATTGGAGTGTGTGAAAGAGCCGCAAGGAACTTTAACAAAGTCAAGGAGCTCAATGAGAAATTCAAAGAAAAGGCTAAAGAAATCTTCACAGAAGAAGAATTTAGTGAAATCAATGGATTCTATGTCCCAGCCTTAAATGATCCACTAGGTGCTTTCAAGCATCATGTGGACACAGAAAGGAGGAAGAGGTGTCACCATCTTGACGACAAGATTTTAGAACGTGCAGCCAAAATTGTAGCAAAAGGAAGAGTTTCCGGATGCGGCGGTGGAGGTTTTGAATTAAGAACGACTATCAACGATACTGAGAGGCGTGACATTAAGGCAATTAGAAATAGAGTGCTTGAGTCGATTGCGACCACAACCCCTACTAAAAGCCCAGGTTACCCTTTCAATTTAGACTTTGCTACAAACAAAGCCTTATTAGACAATAGACGTGAATATGTTGTTTGTGCAGCAAGTGCCAGAGTTTATATTTACCTTAATTATAAGTTCGACGAGTCTTGGACCATGCTAGAATGTCTGCAAAACGGACTACTAGAGCCAACTGCGGTTTTTGTTAAAGCGGAATCAACTCCTAAAAGAAAGGAGCATCCACGTTGCATAAGCCCAGTTAGTTTTATCGATCAAATAGTTGAAGGCGTTCTCTTTAATGAGATGTCTCGACGAATGAAAGAAAACTTGTTCCTCAGTGGTAGTGGTGTTGGGGTTGGTTTCCATGATGAAGGTAAACGTGATTTTATAGAAATTCTTAAGATCAAGAACCGACAACATGGACCTCCGATGTCAGATGATGTATCTGGTTTTGACTCCGTACACACACAACAAGTGTACAAGGCTTCAGTTTTTACTGACTACCTAACTTTCTACTCTCCAAAGGGTATTGAGTGTGTAATTAATGGTAGTAACTTCTGGAGTGAGCTTAACGTTCGAAAACCCTGTGTTTCAGCAACAATGATTCTAATTAAGATAATTATTGGTATGCTAAATTCCGGGTGTAAGGACACATCTAGGAGGAACACCACGTTCAGGTTGCTATACGGGTGGTATGTTATTATTACAATGTATCCCCATTTAAGCGACGAGGAGCTTCTTAACAAGTTCTTCCTGTTAGCTAACGGAGATGACTGTTTGACTTGGGGTATCGATAATATTGAAAAATATGTTGAAACCTTTGCGTCAATTGGCATTACGTTGAGAAACCCTAGACAAGAGTTAAATCTTGTTGATTATTGCTCTCATATGTTTAACGTGTTAACAGGTAAAGCTCCATTGACTTCATGGCCAAAGTTAGTACACAATTTAATGTGGAAGACTGGCTTAAGAGTTGATGCTGAACAGGCTTTGGATGAATGTCGTGACAACGACAATTATAACAGAATAGCCAGATTTGTTGCG